GGGCAAACCGGGAAGCCGGCGCCGGGCGGATGGCTGGCCGGCGACAGCAGGCCGCGGAAAGGCAAAGGGTGGCTGGCATGAGCGCATGGAACCAAGGCGACCTCGATGCGCTCGAACAAGCCATCGTGGCGGGCCATCGCAGCGTCAAGTACGCCGACAAGGAGGTCCAGTACCGGTCCCTCGATGAGATGATCAAGATCCGGGACATGGTGAAGCGTTCGCTTTCGCCGAACAAGGACGACGGCAAGCGTTACGGCGTCGTGACCCGGGGTTTGAGCGGATGAACGTCGCCGCGTGGCTGGACCGGGCGATCGCGACGATCTCCCCGTCCGCCGGCGCGGCGCGTGCGCGCGCGCGTCAGCAGATCGCGGCGCGCGAGGCGGCGGTGGCGCTTTACGAAGGTGCGACCTTGGGCCGCCGCGGGGCGAGCTTCCGGCGCAAGGCCACCGACGCCAACGCCGAAACGCGGGGCCAGCTCGGGCGGCTGCGCGACGGTTCGCGCGACTTCGTCCGCAACAACGCCTGGGCCAAGCGCGGCAAGGAGGCGATCGCGCACAACGTCGTCGGCGCGGGTATCCTGCCCCACGCTGACGGCGGCAGCGAGCAGGCGCGCCAGACGGCCGAGCGCTTGATGGTCGAGCATTTCGACACCGTGGCGGTGGACGCGGACGGCCGGCACGACCTCTACGGGCTCCAGAACCTGATCATGGGTGCGGTGGTGGAAAGCGGGGAGGTGCTCGTGCGCCGCCGCCGCCGGCGGGCGGAGGACGACCTCCCGCTGCCGTTTCAGCTGCAGGTGCTGGAGCCGGACCACCTCGACCAGAATCGCGACGGCCCGCAGCCGAACGGCCAGCGCGACATTCAAGGCATTCGCTACGATGCGGTTGGCCGACGGGTCGGCTACTGGCTGTTCCCGGAACATCCGGGCGCGCTGTCGGCCGGGATGGTGCACGGCATGACCAGCCGCCTCGTGCCGGCGGAGGACGTCGCGCACGTCTACCGCATGGATCGGCCGGGCCAGGTGCGCGGGGTGCCCTGGTTGGCGCCGGTCATGCTGCGGCTGAGGGACTTCGCGGACTACGAGGACGCGCAGCTCATGCGCCAGAAGATCGCGGCGTGCTTTGCGGCGTTCGAGCGCGACATCGAACGCGGCGACGACGAACCCGCGACAGCGGCGGCGACCGGCGGAAACGCCGAAGCGCGTCAAGAGCATCTGGAGCCGGGCCTGATCCAGAAGCTGGGGCCGGGGCGCACGATCGAGTTCGCCAATCCGCCGCGGGTTGACGGCTATAGCGACTATTCGGCCAACCAATTGCGCGCGATCGCGACGGGCTTGGGTATCACCTACGAAGCCCTGACCAGCGACCTCTCGAAGGTCAATTTCGCATCCGGTCGGATGGGCTGGATCGAAATGCAGCGCAACATCGACATCTGGCGATGGCACCTCCTGGCGCCGTGCCTGCTGCAGCGGATCGACCGGTGGTTCGGCGAGGCCGCGCGGGTCAGCGGGCGGCTGCGCGAACCTGTCCCGCTGCGCTGGACCGCGCCGCGACGCGAGATGATCGACCCGACCCGGGAGGTGCCGGCGAACCGCGACGCCGTGCGCAGCGGTCAAAAGACGCCGTCCGATCTTGTCCGCGAAAGCGGCCGGGACCCCGAGGAGCACTGGACCGAGTACGAGCGCGACATGGCGCGCCTGGACCGCGGCAACCTCGTGCTGGACATCGACGCCCGGCGGGTCAGTCGCGCGGGTACAACCCACGGCCAGGTGACGCCGGACATGCTGGGAGCGAGCGATGGCCCTGCCGAAGCCGAGTAAGACGGAGACCCACGCCGCGTTCGTCGCGCGGTTCGACGCCGACGCGTCGGCGCGCACGCGCTTTCCGGACGGGAAGGTCCGCGCGGCGGCGGCGGAGGCGACCTGGGCGCAGCACCGCGACGGTGGTGCGCAGCAGCCGGCCGGGGCCGTGCGGGCGAACGGCGAGCTGGTGATCTACGGCATCATCGGCGACGCCCACGACAACCTGGACGCCCGCACGATCATGGGCGAGCTGGACGGGCTCGGCCTGCGCGAAGGCGACAGCCTGACCTGCCGGATCAACTCGCCGGGTGGCTACGTCTCCGAAGGGCTGGCGATCTACAACCTGCTGCGCGCGAGCCCGGCCAGCATCCGGGTCGAGATCGACGGCGTCGCCGCGTCGATGGGCAGCGTGTTGGCGATGGCGGGCGACACCATCGTCATGCCCGCCAACGCCGTGATGATGATTCACAACCCCTGGAACATGGCGATCGGCGACGCCGACGATCTGCGCAAGGCGGCGGACGAGTTGGAGCTGCTGCGCGACGCGATCGCCGGGATTTACGCCCGGCGCAGCGGCCAGCCGCAGGACACGGTCGTCGCGATGATGGCGGAGGAGACCTGGCTGTCCGCCGAGGAGGCGGTCGAGCTGGGCTTCGCCGACGAGCTGGGCGAGGAGGTGCGCGCGGCCGCGCTGCAGCGTTTCGACCTCAACCGCTACTTCACACAGGTTCCGCCGGCGCTGGCCGGCGGGGACGCGGGCGGCGCCGCCGCCGCACACACGCCGGGCGATCCCGCCGGGCACAGCACGAAAGGACAAGCTATGCCGGAGACGACCAAGCCGGGCGCGGCGGCCCCGACCCCCGCCGAGCCGGAGAAGACCAAGTCGGACGCGCAGGGCGCGGCCCCGACCCCGACGCTGACGCCGACCCAGACGCCGGAGTCCGCGTCGACAGCGCAGGCGACCGCCGATCTGGACAAGATCCGACGCGAGGCCACGGAGGCCGAGCGCACCCGGGTCGCCGGCATCACCCGGGCCGTGCGCGCGGCCAAGCTGCCGGCGGACAAGGCGGACGAGATGATCCGCGAGGGTCTGACCATCGAGCAGGCGCAGGCGCGCGTGATCGACGCCTGGGCGGCCGGCGACGGCCCGGACACGCAGGGTCACGTGCGCGTCGAAGGCATCGCGGACGAACGCGACAAGTGGCTGCAGGGCGCGCAGAACGCGGTTCTGACCCACGCCGGCATGGCCAAGATCGTCAACCAGCACACCCAGGCCAAGATCGAGCCGGGCGAGTTCCGCGGCCTGTCGATGCTGGAGCTGGCGCGCGACTGCCTGGAGCGCAACGGCGTCAAGACCCGCGGCCTGGGCAAGCGCGAGCTGATCGGCCGGGCGCTGACGATGAGCCCGCAGGGCAGCTACCAGACCACGGGCGACTTCGCGGTCTTGCTGGAGAACACCATGCACAAGGTGCTCCAGGCCGCCTACGCCACCACGCCGGACACCTGGTCGCGCTTCTGCGCGACGGGAACGGTCTCCGACTTCCGGCCACACAACCGCTACCGCATGGGCGTGTTCTCCCGCTTGGACCGCCTGAGCGAGAACGGCGAGTTCAAGAACAAGCCGATCAACGACGCGGAGAAGGAGCTGATCCAGGCGTCGACCTTCGGCAACGTCATCGGCCTGTCGCGCCAGGCGCTTATCTCCGACGACCTGTCGGCGTTCAACCGGATGGCGATGATGCTGGGCCGGGCGGCCCGCCTGTCGGTCGAGATCGACGTCTACGCCCTGCTGGGCGAGAACGGCGGCAACGGGCCGACGATGAACGACGGCGCCACGCTGTTCGACGCCACCCACAACAACGTCGACGGCACCGGCGCCGCGCCCAGCGTCGCCGCGTTCGAGGCGGCGCGCACCGGCATGGCGCAGCAGAAGGATCCGTGGGGCAACGACTTCCTGGACGTCCGGCCGGCGATCTGGGTGGGCCCGCTGGGACTGGGCGGCGACGCGCGGGTGGTCAACGACGCGCAGTACGATCCGGACGCCGCGAACAAGCTGCAGCGGCCGAATAAGGTCCGCGGGCTGTTCCAGGACATCGTCGACACGGTGCGCCTGACCGGGACCCCCTGGTACGCCTTCGCCGACCCGGCGCAGATCCCGGCGATCGAAGTCTCGTTCCTGGACGGCGAGAGCGAGCCGTACATGGAGACCGAGGAGGGCTTCCGCGTCGACGGCGTCGAGTGGAAGGTGCGCCACGACTACGCCGTGGGCGCGATCGACTGGCGCGGCGTCTGGAAGAACCCGGGCGCGTAAGCGCGCTGATCCAAGCCTGACCATCACGAGGGGCGCCCCGTCGCGGGCGCCCCTGGTGTTTGCGGCCCAGCACGAAAGGACACGAGGCCATGACCACCCGCTTCAAACAGCCCGGCAACACGCTAGACTATACGCCGAGCGCCGACGTCGCGGCCGGCGACATCCTGGTCGTCGGCAACTGCATCGCCATCGCCCCCACCGACATCGCCGCGAACGAGATGGGCGCGGTCGACGTCGAAGGCGTGTTCGAGGTGCCGAAGGCCACCGGCACCGCCTGGAACCTGGGCGACAGCGTCGACTACGACGTCTCCGCGACGAACTTCGGCAAGGGCATCACGCCGGCGACCGGCGACGTGACCAAGGCCGCGGTCTGCGCCAAGGCGGCGGCGGCGGCCGACGCGACCGCCTGGATCAAGCTGACGCCCGGCACCGGCACGCTGAACTAAGGTTGACCGCGAATGACCGCCATCGCCGCCAACCTTAGTT